TGGATATTGGTGTAGGCAATTTGGGTGATGTTTGCAATCACCGTGTTGGTGTTAACGGGCACAGTGTTAGTCAGTGCTACCGTCAGCGTGTCAGAGCCGAGGTTATGAGTCTTCTCGGCAAGCGCTTCAACGAAAGAGTTGAACTTATTAAAGGTTGCCATAGCTGTAGCTTACTTACCTATATCTTAGCGTCAAAATGCAATGGATACATTAAATTCGTCTACGGTTCCACTGACATTAGTAATCTTAAGCCAGATATAATATCCGGAAGCAATCGGTTGGTTTTGAATTGCAGCCGAATCTCCCGTAGTTGAATTAGTTACTGTATCTGGAGCCATGGCTAAAGTACCTGATGTACTCCGATCGCTAGCATAGCGTATTTCATAAGTAACACTAGGTGTTGAGCTCCCCTGCACTATTCCAATTACAGAAGAAAACGTAATCTCTCTATCTGTTCTAAAAAGCGTAAAGCCATCACCAGTTTGTGGTGCAGCAATAGTAATGCTACGTGGAGAAGCATTTGGTAGCGTAATAGGTTGCCAGCGCTGAAAAGCTTCTGTCCAACCCAAGTATTGAAGATTAGAAGCACCTAGCCCAACATCAACATCATGACAGTCAGCAATGTTGCGACCCGTTTCAGCCCTTACAAAAAGAATGCCATTTGTAGGATGTGACTTAATAACAGCAGCAGCGGCAATCTTTAGATTTGGGGCTTCTGGTTCTGTTAATTGAAATTCACCAGGATTTGTTGGGCTTAACCAAAGGACCGAATCTTCGGGAAAAGCACTCGTATCAACATTACGTACCTTGCCTAATGTTGTGACATACCCTACAGCACCGATTGCAATAGGCTCTGTAGCCACGCCAAAAAATACATAGCCAGGCAAAGTGCCATCGGCTATCATGTGGGCTATTTCTATGTATCCAGTAGTTGAATCTGCCCCCATGAACATGACGGCTTCACCATCCAGGATATTGTCAGCTGAGGTATTTTTACATTTGAACGATATTTCTTGACCCAGTTGATACGTTACACCTGGAGTTCCAAGGCGCACGGTTCCTTCTGTGGGATCCCAACTAAGCTCACCAGAACTTGGTGCTAAGTCTAAAGTTGTATTGATTGCCAGCTTGCTAACCGTTGGGGTTGCAGTCCAGACAGTTGTGTAGTCAGGACCGGCACCACGTGTTAACAGATCATTTACGTTACCTCCTGATGCAACTCCAGGGCCTACTGCACCTGTGGCACCAGTAACACCAATAGGGCCTGTAGCACCTGTTACGCCAATAGGACCGGTAACTCCAGTTGCACCAGTAACACCAACGGGACCTGTAGCACCTGTTACACCAATGGGGCCTGTTTCACCAATTAGCCCAGTTGGACCTACTGCACCTGTGGCACCAGTAACACCTGTCGCGCCCGTAATGCCAATAGGACCTGTAGCCCCTGTAACACCAATAGGACCGATAGGGCCTGTGGGGCCAGTGACACCGATTGGTCCTGTTGGGCCAATGGCACCTGTGGCACCTACACCACCTGTATTACCAAGTGGTCCAGTGGCTCCTGTTACGCCAATAGGGCCTGTAGCACCAGTGACACCTGTTAAACCCTGTGGGCCTGTAGGTCCTTGAGTACCTGTTGGTCCTTGTACGCCAGTAGGACCTGTAACACCAATAGGACCTGTAGGACCCGTGGCACCTGTAGGGCCGCCAGCTGGGCCTGTAGGACCCGTAGGTCCAATCATTGTATAAACTTTTTCTAAACCATTTGCTGCATATACTTTCCAGGTTCCATCCTGAACAAGACTCAGCTCTTCTTCTGTTGCTAAGTCACCTTGCCAAATTGTAGATACTGTTGTCCCATTATCATGATTAACTGTCAGTGTATTGGTACCAAGCCCTTCATTCTTCAGGTAAAGAGTACGTACGTTACGTTGTGTTGTAGTTGCACTAGGACTTGAAACAATAGTAGTTGTTGTTGCCGTAGAAATTAAGGTGTTTGCTCTACCTGGAACAACTTCACCGGCTACGTTATCAACATAAGAAGCATGTACCTCAATAGCATCAGCACTGCTGGTAACCAGTAAAATACGATCTGATGTAGAGGTTAATAAAAGCATTACCTATATCGACCTGTGTTTTTCTATTTTACAGCAACTGGTTACGCCTGCGGCCGCTCACCGTTGGATGGAACATAGGAATTTCCATCCTTATCATACATAATAAAGCCTTGCATCAAAATGAATGTAGATGGGATGTTAAACAATTTCTGCATCATCGGCATCATCATTGGAGATTGACAGTTGTAAGGAGGAACATCCATGTAAGACAAGGCTCTTGTTGTTAATGCTGATTGCCTTTCAACCTCTGTTTCTGCCTTTAACACAAGTTTCTGTTCCCATTCCACCATGCTTTCTTGTCCCATTGGGAAATCAGAAGGTTCAGGTGGGAACACATCTTCTCTAAACTTCATTGCATAGATGTGCTTGCAGTAACGCATCTCATCCAACAACGGAGCCCAATAGTCGTCAATACTTGTTATCTCTCCTTCACTAGAAGTGTAGTCTTCATAAATAGGCATACCATCTGCCCTGGCACCAGGTAGAGAGGGGTCTGTACTAGACCGTAAATACATGGCACCAAAATCTCTAAATACACCAGGATTATCTCGTGTGGTCCCAGGTACTGTAGAGGAGTTAGGAGTAATGGTAGGAGGAACGTTGTATTCAGGGGAAGGTGACACAATCGTCATGTTTCTATTTGTGTTCCCCGGTGTCATTGCACTGTTGTCTACGTTATTCAAGCGATCTTTCATAATTTCGTAACGACCAGGCTTAAGAGAAGCAAGGCTGGTACGAGGAAATTTACGCTTGATACTATCTGTTAATGTTGTCATGTATGAATATTCTCTACGGCTAAAGTCTTGACAGGAGCAACAATAACGTGTTCCAGTCATTAAGAACCTTCCAATAGAAGGTGGTCTTGTCGCAGGAGTTACTAGCGTACGATCCGGTGTTGCTTCAACAGAACCTGCTTTGCGCAGTTTTAGTATGCCTGTAGAAGGATACGTTTCAACTAAAACTGCTTGAACGTAGCCATATCTTTTTTGTGTTTGTGGATCAATTGTATCGCGTGTTACAGGAACACCTCCTACAGTTAAGATTCGATCTTCTAGCACCTCACCATTGATTGCCTTGATTCCACCTGGAATACCCGGTACAGGCACATAAAGAGGAGGAGGTAAAGGAGTTGTTTCACTCCATCCACCAGCCAATTGCACATACCAATAATCAGCATCTTCTGTTACAGATTCAATAGATGCTGGTACTGTTGCAGAATGTGTTTCTTCATCAAAGAAAAGACCAGGGTTTTCGTAGTCTTCAAACTCTGAATCAGGCCAGTATTCTGTATCTAAGATTTTTGTATTGCGTATGTTATCTAAACGTAGACTGCCAGCTACACGAGTGCCTGCCCAATGCATGCCAAACTCTTTACAGGATGTAGGAAAGCCTTGGAAGAGTCCAGGAATTGTTGGGTAATTACCTGTTATTGGCTGAACACCTGGTGGAAGTGGAATACGATAAGAAAAAGAGTATTCATAGTTGTTGTCCATTAAGGAAGAAACGGCTATCTCAAAGCCACGGCGCCATCTTGTCCATGCCGCTTCCCTATTAACTGAATACAAAGAATCAGGGACAGAACCCTTGGAAAATTCTGTCGTGATTGGCTTTACAGGCCTTGGGTCAAATATGGTTGATCTTTGAAAATTACCAAAAGAGCTTCCACTCTTTTTTGCCATAATTAGAAGAAACCACCTTGAGCAATTACGTGTGCGCCAGGGATGTAACCAGAGCTATTAGGACCATCTGGGAACACACCGACATAAATGCGATCACCACGCTCCAGGTAAATCCCTTTGTTGCGTAGAGGAGCAGTAGAGCCAAGGCCTGTGGTATTACCCCCAGCTGGCATTGGATATGCAAGTTGCGGCATTACATCACTGCAATCAACAGTACCACTGTTGGCGGGAACTGTTTTAGCAAACAGAAGACGGTAGTCACCAGAACCAGGAATTGGTGTAGTTGTACCACGTGTTTGATAGAAAGCAAAGGTTACAGCTGGCTGGTAGCCGTAAGCAACACCTTTGTAATCAAAACCACTCGCAATGCCACCGGAGTAGTTAAGGGCTGTATTGACGCCTGTGAGGGTGCTAGAGCCTGTGTAGGTGTAGTACCCGTAACCGCTGAAAGGAGCGCCTCCACCGGTCAGTACGCCAGTGCTGGAGATGAATACGATCTGACCACTGACCAAGGAGATGGGTGTGCCAGAGGTTGATGCGTTAACTGTGTAATCAGCTGCACGATAAGCATCATTACGTACGATGGTGATGGAGTCAACAACACCACCAGAGTTTGTGTCTTCGCTTAGGGCAGCATCCATGTCAACAAGGATGGATGGTGCCTGACCACCTTGCACAAACAGTGTATTTGTGGATGCACTACCAACTGTTTGTGTAGTGACACGCACCGAATCAAACAGTGGGCGATCACTAAATACGGGTTGTTTATTCGAGCTAGTACTGGATATTTGCTTAAACACCCTATCTCTGGTAGATTGATAGGGGCCTCCGAAAACTTCTTTTATTCTAATGGTACAAACAGTATTTCAGTGCAATCGTTGCAATCAACTTTTTGAAAGATTTGGTAATGCGGCTGCGTGGCATAGAAAAAGAATGCGTGATCGGGGTTATGTGTATTGTTCAAAACAATGTGCTGCATTTAAACATGGCGGCAATCGTGACAAAACACCTGAATATGGCTCATGGTGTGCCATGAAATCACGTTGTAACCATTCTGGCACTAGTCATTATGCGAGGTACGGAGGGCGTGGTATTACGTATGACGCTGCTTGGGAAGACTTTAGTGTGTTTTTAAAAGATATGGGATTTAAACCTGATCCCAAAATGGAATTAGAACGTATTGACAACAATGGAAACTACTGTAAAGATAACTGTAAATGGGCAACACGAAAAGAACAAACACGTAATCGCGGTGGTAAACGTGCTACACGTCTTTATACCTTCAATGGCAAAACAATGTGCATTGCTGATTGGGCAAAAGAAATAGGTATTAAACCCCAATCAATGCAAAAAAGACTAAACAAAGGATGGCCCCTTGAAAAAGCCTTTGCTAAAAACAAATTCTAAATAACAAAAACTTTTAATTTGTATCCCTAGTAGACGACACTGTTACCGCTCAATATCTGTTAGTACCAACATTCTAGTCTAATTTTTTCTTATTGGCCAAACTGAGAGAAAGCTGCAAATGCTGGAGGTACTTGCATCTTGTCTTGTGCCAATGCTTCTGGATTATTCATCAGGTTTAAAAACCTCTGGAAGGTATTTCCTCTATGACCACCTTTAGATCTAAATTCACTTGCTCTATTAAACAAGGAGCTGATCAGTGTATTAGGGCGTTCATCAAATGCCGTAGAAGCACCTGCCGTAGAAATAAAAGGAAGTGATTTGGCTCCAGTGGAATACTGGAGCCAGTCACTTGGTAATGCGTCATCCGAAAGGTAAGAACGCCTTGTAGAAGGTGTAGCCATTATTGGAACATCTCCAGGGGGTTAATTGAGTGGAGACCATATTGAGTAAATAAATCAGTAGGGCTTAAAATCCCTGACAAAGGTGAAGGTGGCTGTTGGTTTTGTTTGCGTTCAATCAGTGCTTTAACAACAGAATCAACAAGCATTTGTCCAAAGGAATTGCCTCGTTGAACAGCTTGTGAAGTAGATGTGGCACCTAAATCACTTGGTACATCACCAAGTACCCGTCGAGCACTTTCGTAAAGATCGCCACCTTTCTTAAATCGAGGTGCAGCACCAGCAACAGATGTGCCAAAGGAATCCTTAGCTGTTAAGGAAACATTGGGATTACCCCCTAAGACAGTGGCATAGGCCCGTTCAACACCCATTTCACCGGGTTTAAACCCGCGATCAAGTAGGAATTGAACAGCGTGAGGAATTTGTTCAGCGCGTGTGTACTTACCGATCTTGGCAGGATCTAAATACTTTTGTCGTTCACCTGGTCCAAATTGAATCATGCCGTAGTAGTTACCACCGGCACCACCACGGATGTTTGGATCCATATTAGGACCCGACTCAAGGCTAAGAAAGCCTCCAAATTCGTAAGGATCTAATTTAAGTTGACGGGCGGCATTAAAAATTGCCATCCGCTCTGCATGTGGAAGAGTACCTACGCGTGGTGTAGCCATGGTATTTGTTTCCTTATTCTCCTACCCAATTTGAACTTGCCTTGAGACCAGGAATAAAAACTGTTTGGAGTGCCAGGGTTGTGGCAAGAGTGGTCAAGGTTCGTTTAACAAATCGAGGACAAAGAATCATGGTTTTAAAGCAACAACACTGGCCCCCGTGAATCAAAAGATTCGTGTCCAGTTGGCTGGGCTTACATGCCGTAGCAATGCCAAGAAAGTTTAAAGACTATTGAATATATTGCTGCATTGCCCGCAAACGCTTGGCAAACTCATCATCACCTGTGATCTCACCTTTATAGATATCTACCAGGTTTTGAGCAGCAGCTGCTTGAGGCGTCGGAGCAGCAGGAGCAGACATAGGAGTAACCAACCGTCCACCATCTGTAACAGCTTGATACATTGCTTCTGATGCTGTGCCAAAAGCAGGTAGTTGCCCAGGCATTGGTGTGATGTCAGGACGGATACCCTGTGAATTTACTGGCGCAACTGCATCAAGCATTCCTTGAGCAGCAGGAGAAAGAGGCGGAAGAGGAGCCCCTTGTGGATATAAAGTACGTTGGATTACATCGTATCCAGACTGACCTGGCTTGACGCGACTAGCTAAACCAGGTTTGCCATACTTGTCAGGTTTGCCATACTTGGCAGCCCAAATAGCCATACCTTGATCACGCACTGCATCCATACGTGCTTGATCACCGGAAGCTTTTGCATCTGCAGCATCCTTTTCATAACGAGTTAACTCTGGATTTTGTGCTGCAAGCTGAGCAGTACGCGAAACTTCTTGACGATAGGCGCGTTCTGCAGGGCCGCCACCGCCGCCACCTGTGCTTTGTTGTCCAGCATTACCGCGCCCCAAGAAACGACCAGAGCGGCGATCAAAATAACCAACGCCAGGCTGTTCATAAATATCTTGAGTAGGGCCAATAAAGCCACGAATTGAACTACTTATATCAGCACCTCTAGAGGGTGCCTCATAAGGACGACCTTGCGCAAAATTACCCACTCCACGTACAAGCCTTGTAACAGTAGGGACAAGTCCAGTCTGCGGGTCAATTAACGTATTAACAGATCGAATTCCACTCTGAAACATTACTCCTGCTAAAGGACTGAGCGATGCTAAACCTGCTGCTCCAGAAACTAATTGAGTAAGCGGATTTGCCGCTGGTTGATTCTGCCTAATTCGTGTAGCTGCAGCTGCTGCATCCCGCTCGGTTTGCGCAACAGATTGTTGAAGCCTGGTCGGAGGAGGCCAATTAGATCGCCATGACGGACTTGCCGGAGGATTAAAACGACGAGTAACGTTACTTACAGCTCCACTAACTGCACCTCTAGCCTTGTTAAGTAGATCTTGAAAATTTGGCATGACTACCTACAAACCTCTCTTAAATAAATGCGTGAACCGACAGCTGTATCGGCGGGTCCAGGTAACGCCTGGATGAATTCAGCACCAGAGCGTTCGTAACGGTATCTGGCCTGGAACGGATCCTTGTAGTTAGGAACATAAAGGATACCGGCTAAACGATTGGTTTCGTAGAGATAAATCTCATCCCAAACTTTCAGCGCTTCCTTGGCATTACTGGATCTGATCGTACGATCAACGTCACCAGCAATACTTTCAAGGCGGGTAGAAGGTGAAGTAGCAACCTCAGTTTTCTTTTCTGCTGTATCACAGCGTCCAAGTTGAATAGCGATCTTGTCGTAGAAGTAAGAATCTGGGATGGTATTCATTGCTTCTTCCAGCCTGGCATAGTCACCAGCTGGAACAGAAACCGTGAAGTATCCCAGGTGATATCTCACCCTACTTTTATCAAAATCACTAAGCTGCACTTCGGAAACCCGGTGTCCTTTTATTATAAAAGAAACAAATCAACTCATACCAAGTAAAGAGGAATCTAGTAACACGTCTTGGTATGGATTGGCAGCTTGCGACAACAAACCTGCGTAAGAAGAAAGAAAACTTTGTGGTTCTCTTTGACGTAGTTTAGATGAGATTGCAGAACTAAGCAGCTGTTCAGTCAGAGAAGGTTTGTCTTCTTTTGTTGGACGCAGTAGTTCAGTCAACAAAGAAAATGCAGCGCTATCAGAGGATGATTGTTGTGTAGGTTGAGAAGCACCAGTAATTGAACCTGGTTTACCCAGGGATTGCATATGTCCTACACCAATTTCATATTTGTTATCAGCTGTAGTAAATGTTGCTAAGTTTCCATAACCACCTTGGTTAGCAAGTGGCTTATAGGTACCAGCTCCTTCAAAATAGATTGGTGTTCCTTCAGGTAAAGCCCAATCTTCTCCACGATGATATGTAGAAGCCCCAGCAGTTGGAGCAGAGCGATGGCCAAAACCCGAAGTAAGTGTAATCCCTGATTGAGGATTGATGATATATTTGCCAGCACTATCTTTCGTTAATGCTGGAATACGATCCTTACCAATGCGAAACCCACTAAGTACAGATCGAATTGTTGCTGGATCAATGTATTGACCACTGGCAATGTCTTTCACATAGACATGTTTATGTGGTCCAGTGGAAGTCCCTGTGGATCCAACAGTACCAAAATATGTGATGCCAGCCATCTATCGTTTTATTTCTAATTCTAAAGTAAAAACCCCTGGTTTCCCAGGGGCTTACTTTGCACTTTAGATTACACTCGGATTAAATCAGCAGCGAGTACGGAATCCCAATCCACTCTTTTGATTTGTTTTAACTGCTCCAAGCTATTGAACTTTTCACCTGATAAAGACATCTGAAGGTCTTTAATCTCACGAGCAGTTTTAAGACCAATACCTTTGATGTGATCAGAGATCATTTGAGGTGTGGCCGTATTGACATTTAAACGCGTCTCAGGTGGAAAGGTACGGGGCTCTTCCTTCGCTGCTTTATCTTTTACCTGTAGAGTCTGCACTTTTTTAGTTGCAGCTTCATCAGGTAGCAGTTCAGTTTTGTAAGCAGTGTAGAGGCGACCGTCTTGATCTTCGACCATGAACCAATCGCCGTTATCCCACTCACTAACGACTTTGACACGTGCACCCGTCTTTTTGTGCTGATAAAGCATAAGGACCAGAATTACTCTGGTCCTAGTTTAACCTAATCAGCTAACAGTGCGACCTGTCAGGTAGCCATCAATATCTTCGTAGCCAGGAGCCACATCAGGTTGGATGTAGCACACTTCGACCACCAGGTAACCGGTCTTACCGGCACTTGCATCACCGCTGGAGATGTAGAAGCCACCAGACGTTGTAGTGCTGTTAGCTGTCTCCTTGGCATACACCTTGAGAGTGGTAGCAGCAGTGGCGGAGTAGTACACGTTACCGGCGGTCACACCAGCGGCACCAGAAGCGATGACGAAGGGGTTAGTGCCATAAGCAGCTGCGCCAGCAGCAAAGAAGATTTCACCTGCTTGGCTACCAGAGGTAGTGGAAGTCAGGTTGGCTTGAATCACGCCTTCACCCACGCCAGAAGCAGCGGTAGGGCTGCCACCATTATCGCGGCCAAAGGAGATGACGTTACCTGTGGCAGCGTAGATGCCAGAAGCAACACGGCCATCGCCCCAGCCAGAAGCAACGGAGACGGTGGTGCGATACACGTAAGCAGGCAGAGTGCTGCTGCCAGAGATCACCATGCCAGTGATGTCAGGACGGGTGTCGTCTTGACGATATGGCGAAGGAACAATTACACTGCCACTAGCTTGGGCACCAGCACCAGAGGTGGTTGTCACAGGGACATAACCACGCTGCTGGAAGTAACGATAGCCAGGAAGTGCAAGGACAGAAGTAGGGCCGCCTTTAGAGCTGTCATTGGTACCGCTATCATCGGTATCAATGTTTTTGTACCAGCCATTCAGGGGCTCAGCCCAGTTACCTGGGTAGATTTTCTTTGCGGACAAATAGGTCATTTATCTTTCCTTTAGAGAGATGTATTAGTTAACGATCAGACGGTACCGTCATCTTGAACGTAGCTGAAGCCAGTGGTCACAAAGTCCTTATTCAGGATTTCAAAACCAGCATACAGCTGCCAAATGAGGATGATGAAGCGGCTGAAATCGTCGTTGTTGTTGATCAGCACCTGAGCGTTCGGGCCGCCGATACCAACGCCAACAGCTTGTGGACCAAAGAAGTAACCTTGAGCAACTTCCTTAGAAGCATAGGTGGAGCCACCATCAAAAGATGTGCTCACATTCTTAGTCGGGAAGTTAGTCGACTCAAAGAACTTCACGCCTTCAAACTGGACACCAGTCGGCATCACAGGCTCACCAGCGAGGAAGTAAGCCTGACCAGCTTGAGGACCTTGGAAGAAGCTGGAGTTATTAGGCATCATGGGGTTACCCATGTACATGCCTTGACCAGGATTACCAGCGTAACGGGCAATCTCACGGAAATCAGGGTCACGACGCAGGTGCATCATGAAGGTAGGATCGCAAATGCAGCGATACAGACCATCACCATAGGTGGGGACGTTACGCTTGCGCAGATCCCTAACAACGGTCAGCAGGTCAGTGCGCACAGAGAACTGCTGCACTTCATTGCCATACTCAGTGCTGGTGTAAGAGATACGACCAGAAGAATCTTTGGTCTTTGCACCAGGGAAGTAGTAGCCACCTTGGCTAGTAGAAGCAGCGCCATTAGCTTCTGCTTTTGCAATTTCGTCAATGAAGACGCGATCACGCCAGCGGCGATAGTCGTCAAGCAGCGTCAGGCTACCGATCGACTGGTGGAACATATTCAGGTTACCGGTGTCCAGCAGCAGACGCTGAGCAGTAACCAGAGTTTCGCGGGCAATCTTGAAGGTGCTGGGTTGAGTCGGGTCACCCGGATCAGCAGGGCCAGTGTATTCCTTAAGCACCACCAGGACTTTCTCCTTGGTGATGTTACGGCTGTTAGCGGTACCGATGGTTTGGTCGGCAATACGCTCACGGCTGTCCTTGGTACCAGGAGTAGCCCAGAACTTGTAGCGATCTAACTGAACGGTTTGACCAGGTTGACGAGTGAAGTCATGGACAACCACAGGCTCCACTGCCATTTCGGCAATATAGGCAGGGTGTGGACGGTAAAGTTCCGCACCAAGAATCTTTGGAAAGTCGGTATCGAGAAACACTTTAGTTTATCCTCCAGTGTCGCAGGAAGTGTTTTTTATCAGGTGAAAGATTCAGACAATTTATGTCTTATCTAACACAAATTTTAGCAGCCGGTAATTTATTTATTACGCGTACTGCATGGTTGGTGTTTTATACTGAGCACCAGGGGAATTGCTGGAGCCATAGGCCTCAGGATCTACAGCACCACCTTGGACAAAACCTGGTACACCCATCGAACCAGGAATAGCACCAAGTGCTACGCCACCGAGGCCAGCAGCAAGCGCAGAGGCGGGAACAAGGCCGGCAGCTGCAACTTTTCCATAAGAACGCGTAGAAGGACCCATTCCTTTTTCAGGAGCTGCAGCAAGAGAAGGATTAACAGGTCCCTGTGCAACTTTACCTTCACCAATTGTTCCAGGCTTAACTGGAAGCGCAAGAATCTGTTCTTTAGTCAAACCACTTGCTTTTTGACCCTTGAGATTTGCACCAGAAGCAGCCGCAATTTCAGGTGCATAACGTCCGGCTAAACGTAAGCCGCCATAAGCACCAAGGCCACCGGCAATACCTGCAAGTGCGGCAGAACCTGGATCTTCCCCTTGAGAAAGGGCGTACCCACCAGTAGCTAAGCCAGCGGCAAGAGGTACGCCATATTTAAGAGCTCCGCGCATGGCATCACTCCATTACAAACAGTTTGTTTGCCAGGACTTGAGGTTGAGCTTGGTTGATGACACGCCAAGCATTCTGGGGATCACGCTCCATCACTTCGTTAAAAGTGCCCCAGAAGTTTTCAGGCTGCTGAGGAGCAGCGGCAGCAGGAGGAGCAGGGAATTGACCGAGCTGTGGCTGCTGAACTGCTTGGGTTGGATACCCACGAGTCTCAAGTTGAGTCTCATTTTCGTACACAGGGTACGGGCCTTCTGGACCAAAGAACTTCAGCGTGTAATCGCTGAGGATATCTGGGTTGGTAAGGATCTCGTTATATGCCAGGTTCTCTTGATGTTCGTTGGTAGCGAACTGGGCATAACCTTGGATTGTATTAGCGGCGCGGTTTCCCCACTCGACGGCGCTGTCCAGCATTGCCTCCAGATTCAGGGCGTACCCGTTCAGAAGAGCCGGAGCTTCGATCCCGAACGCGTCCATCACCTGACGGCTTTCCTGGCTCATTCCCAGGTAATCCGCGATTTGCTCCAAGGAGGGAGTCGAGGAGGTTTGGGAAGAGTTGGGCGAGTAATCCTGGCTGGGAGACCAGGTCTGCGTCACCGATTGTTGCGTAGCTGGGCTGCTGACCTGACCGTAATTGGCCGGGGTATATGCTGTCGCCGGAGTCGATGGTTGACCCTGGAACGGGGATTGAACTGGAGCGCTCAGCAGGTTCACTACCTTGTTGAACGCCGATTCCCATGGGTTCGCCTGTGGAGCTTCCGGTTGGGATTGGGGGGCGTACTGAGTAGGGGCTGATTGGTAGCTGGGGGCTGCCTGAGGTACCGCTTGGGGGTAGCTGGTACCCACCTGATACGCCACTGGAGCCGGCGCTTGTGTCGCCTGGTAGCTGGGGGCTGGTGCCACGTAGCTGCTCGGTGCGACGGCCGCTGGTACTTGGCTCGTCTGTGGGATCGATTGGACGGTAGCGTCCTGCATAACTCATCTCCTTTTGTAGAGCTTCTAAAGTGCGATACAGATATGGGGTTAAATCCAATCGCGGATCCGCAGCCATCGGTAGATCTGGTGACTGCGGGTGAGGGGTCTGCATCATTCCCCCCACAAGGCTGGCAAATTTAGAGTATGCACCCTGTAGTTCACCTACCATCCTGAACGGGAACCCCGATAACATCGCGGCCCGCTCTTCATCCGTTTTTGACGGGAAGAGGTATTTCAGTGCTTCAATGCTATCAACACCTAACTCCTGCAGGTTGCGTACCACGATGGAGTTATTAAGAATATCTTGAGTTGACTCTTCATAAACAGGACCCAACCAGCGCCAGAGACAAGTAACATCGCCGTCTGGAATTAAACCAAGAACACCTGGTGGGATTTGTTCTGTCTTTAGACATGCCATCATAAGCTGTTTGACTTTATCTTCAAACATCTTCATGGCGTCGTTATACATCCGCATATCTTCATCTGTTGATTCCTCTGGTAGTTCCAGGGGGCGCTCAAGTCCTGCAGCTGCAGCAAGCGTTTCTTTAAACAAACGCTCTTCTTGATAAATAATCAATTCAAGGCAACGACAGATGCCATAGGTATAAATGGCATTTGCTTTCTTCTTGGCTGTAGCGGCAACACGACCAAACAATGATTTGTATTCAGTTGCAGTTACACCTGCAGAGATGGAAAGTTCATCAACGCCACCAAGTGCAGTACGAATTTCTTCTCGGTATTGACGTGCAAAAGAATTCTGGTCACCAGTGATTGCATCTGGGACGATGTAACCAACACGATCGTTTGGCTCCAGGTTTGCAATGACTCGTGGCACACGGATCTGGCCATCTACACCACGTGATACCGGATCTGATTTGAAGCGAGATTGAGATAAAGCTCCCATCCCAGTGAAGCCAGAGTTTGCTGCAATGGAAGGGCGTTGAACAACGGAATCACCACCTGCTTCCATCAGGTCTGTCTTAGGCCTGGAAGAAAGAAGGGTTGGATTACCAAAGAATTGTACATTCTTACGCATGGTACGAACCATTTCATCATGCGTACAAATGTGATTAGCAAGTGCGTCAAATTCACCCGTACCTTCTGTCGAGAAACCTTTGGGATTGTTAAAGATTTCAACGCAGGGAATGTATCCGAGTGTGTTTTTAAAAGTCTTTGTTTTACCAGTGGCTACTTGATAGTTTGTATCGAATGAAATCTCACCTTCTGAATGAGTTTCTTCAATTGTTTTACGCTTGATGGAAAGACGGATGTAGCGTTTAGCACCCCTTTGACCCATCATTTGTGGACCAGTAAGACTTGAGTTATCAATGTCCTGCTGGTAACCAAACCCTTGACGTACGCGATAGCTGTAAATGATTACAACTTCATCAAGCTCGCCATCAACGTTGTAAAAGCTACGATATTCATGCTTACGAAAGTAATAAAGACGATAGTTATTTTGTGTGGGACGAACATAAAAGATACCCTGGCCATCACAAAGGAAGTAGTCCCAGATGGAATCTAAGCGTGTATCAATTTGATTGTATTTGAGTACACGATCAATAAAGTCTTTGCGTTGATTGCCGAAGTTGTCTTGAGATGGAAAGAACTCAACCCCTTGGCGAATACCAAAGAGTTTCATTTGGGCAAGATGAGACGCAACAATGCCAGTATCAATTGCAGCCCCACCGTCCTTCTCAAGGTAAGAATCAACAATTTCTTTAAGTCGGGATTTAGCGTCGCCAGCCATTATTGGTGCCTTTTATTAAATACTAGCAAATTAAAAGACGGATTTACCAGTGAATCCACCTGGAATATTTTGAGATGCTACGCCTGCAACATTACCTACTCCTACAACAAAAGGACTTGGTGGAGCACCATAGCAAACTTGGCAGGGAGTTGGTGTCACCATAAGATTGCTACGAGTGAACAAATTACCTGGGGCACCAGGGACGTTTACTTCTCCGCCGTATCGCATGGCTATCAATGCTTTTTTGTATTCTACTCTTCTATGACTTCGTAGCCGTCAGCTGCATTCAACTTAGAAAGGATGATGCCATTACCCTTGATATTCCATTCAAGTAAGTCTCCTTCTTTCCAGCCAACTTCTTCAAGGAGTTCATCTGGTAACTCGATGAAACAGTCACCGTTATCGGCTTCCTGTACTTCGATGATGTAGCTCATTTTGCTAAAAGCTTTTCAATAAGCTTATCAAGCTTATTGTTAATTTCACGAAAGTTATCATGCATTTCTTGAATTTCCCTTAAGAAGTCCACCTTAAGGACATAGTCCAAAGGCATGCGATTAATCTGCTCTTCCAAGGAATCAATCCTACGTTTTTGAGAGGACGTATAACTAAGACTTTGCTGGATTTTTTCAGTATGCCTCTGAAGAATCTTGTTAGCTACCCAGGTACCAGCACCTGCTGCTGGCACTGCAATAGCAACAAGGATTGCTAGGTACTCTGGTCCCACCGCACTAAACTTTTCTTTTTATTCTAAATCAATAATCCAGATGTAGTTGCCCTTTACGTGCAAGACCATTTACTAACCATACTAACGCGTCGACCGTGTCATCGTGACTACTGATGCCAAAGTTAGTCAGCTCTTCAAACATGGTTGTGAAGTTGCGGAAACGATTGAAGATAATCTTGCGATCTTCAAACATGCCCATGATTCCACGGAAGCGAGCAAGTTTATCTGCTCGGAATCCTTTAACAGGATGCCAGATCAAGTTGTAGAGAGCTTCATTGTTTAGACATACACGCTTGAAATCAGCTTCTAGTGATGCTTGGTATTGGACAGCTTCACTCCAGATGTCGCAAGTTGAATGAGTCGGAAAGTAATTGCCGTTATCATCGCGACCGAGAATAGACCAATCATTAAGCAATTCTTTAAGAGCGTCAAGCTTCTCCAAGTTACCCATGACACGCAGGCGCCTGTAGTCAATGATGTGGATACGATCACCGATGCGGCCGCCCAAGACCATCACCGTATAGTCATTCTTCTCCTTGGTCCCAGCTGAGAGGTCAATACCAACACCAATAGTGTCGAATTCAGTTGAGATCTCTGCCTTAACCAACAGTTCTGGCGCCAGGGACAACTCGTTCTGTCTGACGACTTGATTCATGTACTGGAAAGAAAAAGCAATAGGTGCTTGCCTTTTCTTTTCTTTCAAGTAATCCAATGACCACATCTCAGGCCAATAGGAGTATTCATCGCCTGTTACAGGATCTGTCTGGATAGCAGAGAGTACAATCTGACGCCAGTTGTTTTGTTCGTTGAATGTGGTGGAGTGAATGTCATCATGCCTAAAGCGTGTGCCAAGACAGATTGCTCGTCCACCTTCAAACATGGTGGGAGCAATCACAGCATTCCAGTTATCTTGCATCTGTTTGCGGATATCTGGATTAGAAATATCTGCAGCAGATTTAATGGCGTCATCGATGATGACTAGATGACTACGTTTAGATGTCACCGAACCTTTAAGGCCTGCAGCACAAAGCGTAAATTGCTCATCACCCGTGGTATCAATACCAGCAAACTTATGGTCAATAGACCAATACTCATTACTGTTTACATTCTTAAGAAGGCGAACAGTAGGAAATACTTCTTGGTATCGCTTGCTTTCAATGATGCGCTTGATTGTTGCCGACTTAGAGCGAGCAATATCAACCGTATAGGAAAGATAAAGAATCTGCAGAGGCTTCTTGGCAATGGTATGGATGCCGATAGCCCATGCCGTAAACAAACCTAAGATTGTGGACTTGGCTGAACCGCGTGGTGCCAAGAGATCAATGTTGGGTCCAGCAATATGTAGCAGACAGCTACTGTCTTCTTTCGTTACGAAGTGGCGATTCCATTCTTTATGATGTGTAGCCGGTGGTTTATCTGCTACATACTCACAGAAGAAACCAAAGTCTTTTTGTGCCTTGGTGATGTTTTCTGCGTTACGTGGCTTACGAATTTGTTGCCGCATGACAGCGGCCTTCGCGTTACGGCGGTAAGCAAGATGGGTATAGCTGGGCACAACAAAAGATCAGACGTACTTTAATAGTACGTCACTTTTTAGCTTTTTGCTTTTGATCTTTATATTTACGTGCTTTATCTAAGGCAGCTTTACGCTTTTCTTTATCTGACATCTCAGAACCATCCTCTTTCTTAGCTTCTTTTTTCTTGAGGTACTCAAGAAACTGAGGAGGCATTTTACCTTTGGCCATAAGAATATCTGGTTTAGATCCAGGGATTGTTCAATTCTACTACGTTATTTACTCTTCCATTTGCATGCGTGCCCACACACTCATGGCAGCTTCTTCCAATGCAATCTCCATCGGGTCATCTTTAAAGACAAGAAGAAGCTCACGAATAGCACGATCAGCACCAGACATCAGGAGTCCTTTGCGATCACGATTTGACATGAAACGATCTAATTGATCGATGTGTCCACGAAGCTCACGTTGTACGTTAGCGATGCGTGCAACACCTGCATCACGTTTGACAACAGTTTCTTCAATGGCTGTACGTAGCTTACGGATGTCCTCCTGCATCTCATCAATTTCAGACAGGAGTTTCTTGCGCTGATCAGGCTTTGGGTAATTGGTATTGACCCAAAGTTCACACGCAGTAATAGGACCCTTGTAACCAAGGAACCTGGCATAGATATAGATCTCAATGACAGAGTTTACATCTGCGGCAAAACCACAGAATGAATCTTGGGTTGATGCATCAAGATTATCAACCCAATAATCAAAGAGCTCAATATCGATATGCTCGTTGGGCCTGATTGTAGTCTCGTTCTTCGTCTCTTTGCTTGAACTGCTGGGCTTGTTCAGCAGAGGTACGTTGTTCTTCTGCGCCCTTGCCGATGGTTTCACGTTCTTGCTCACCAGCAGTCTCCATTTTCTTTTTAGAGAATTCGTAAGCCACGCCAGCAGCCTGGCGGTATTTGTCTAGATCAAACCAGTCATCGGCATCGGTTTGACCCGCCGGTACGCTAGAAGTCATGGCTTAAGAAATTATAGAGGAATGGATCAGAAGTTGCCCATCATGCTGGCAAGACCCTGAGCAAAGATGTCACGGCGACCTTCAGTGGACTTTTGACGCTGTTGACGACCTTTAGAGGCTTCCAGGCGATTGAGAAGCTGCTCAAACTTATTGATATCAAAATAGTCGTCAGCTTCAGTTTGGCCAGCAGGAGTAGTAGTCATTTATTTAGATGTTGACTCTTAAGTAATTATAGCAATTGATACTTAGGACCAGAAGCCGGAGACAAGATTGGAATAGACATTGCCCATGGCACCAATCTTAGCAACTTCTTTAGTGCCTTCATTTTTTAACTTCTGTGTTTCTTTATCAATTTCTCCTTGGAGGTTAGTCAAACCTGCACTGTAAAGATACTGTCTGGTATCGCGAATATTTTGTGTCTGTTCTTCCAGCTCTGCCGGAGTCCCTTCAAACTGATCTTTGAAATCTGGAATAGTAATTCCAGTACGTTGTTGAGTTGCTGCTGTGTAAGTGGGCAGTAAGCTCTTATCAAATTTGAAAGTACGTTTACCTGTTTTCTCACCAGCTGCATCAGTAAGCTGTTTGCCGTACTGAGTGTCGTAATAGTTATCAAGATAGCTTTGATTAAACTTCTTTTGATATTCAGGACTACGAGTAAGAGCGTCTCTCAGATCTTCATTGGTTTGATAATAGCCCTGGTTAAAACGCTCTTGTGCTTTTGAAAGTTCCTCAGGCGTGGCTTGACGGCCAAGAATTTCCTCATAAGCAGCAGAAACAGCGGTACCCCTTCGGCCTGGAAGCAACTCTTGTGTATAGATATTTGTAAGAGAAGAAACATCTTGCTCTGGTGGTGCTAGATCATATTTTGCAGCATAGTCACGAAGTTGAGATGTGGCATCGCCATAGCTGATGAGCCCTTGTCGCAGCTGTGCTTCAATGCCACTACGAAGACCTGAATAACCGGCAGCGCCAGCGGCTGTACGTGCGCTTTCTTTTGCTTTTGCTTCTGCACGTTCTTGCGCTGCACGATCTTCTGCCGCACGTTCACGAGACTGTTGGTATTCTAAATAACGCTGAAAACTATCATCCTTTGGGATGTTAGGAGGAGTATAGTTAACTGATGTTCCACCGCCGCCGCCCATAATTAACCTCAGGTAAACATTGTACCAACATTAACAGGAGCAATAGGACCAAACATACCTCGGCCTGCTGCCAAGTAACCCGCCATTTTATCTTCTAGTGCTTGTTTATTTGCACGTTGTCCAACTTCTCTTGCTTGCGCAGAGGAAGCTAGATCAAACTGGCGGCGAGCACGATCGGTATCAAAAGCAAGTTGTTTTTCAGCAAAAGGACCTAACTCAAGTTCTTTTGCACGCTGTTGACGAGCAAAGTCTAAATCTGCTGCAATTTGCCCAAAGTTACGTGCTGCCGTACTCTCACCAAGCTGACCATACATCCCCTCCCTGGAGAGCATGGCATTTGTTTCTAGAGCTGCGTTTTGCGCCCGAAGCTGAGCTTCCAGGCCAGAACGCATGATATCCTGCTGGCGACGCTGAGAAGCAATCTGAAAAGGTAAGCCTACTAAGCCAACGGCAGCAGATGCAATTGGACCACCAGCTCCAGACCAAAAATCAGCTGTCATCTAATCGACCTTTATTTAAACTTAGTTTACTACAGGTATTAACTACGAAAAGTAGTTGCCGGCTGGCGTAGAGTAGCCAACCGGTTGAATCTGCTGACGGGGGAATGTCCGATAGGTTTCAGACACAATACTGGGAATTTGGCCGTATAAATTAGCCATTAGTTCACGCTCGCCTGCACCGCCAAAAGCAGAGGCAATTGTACCAGGTAGTTTATTGATTTGGTTGTATAGAGAAGTAAAGGCAAGACTTTCTTTGCCTAGTTTTTGCGCGTCTCTTGCTTGTTGTGCTTGCCTTGTAGCTTGTGCATCAAGCACACGATTTAACCTAGCTTCCTCACGTTGTTCTTGAGCAATACGCTCTTGTTCAGACCTGCCGCCATCAGGCGAAATCAAATTGCCTAACACCACAGTTTGAAAAAGTGTATTTGGATCCAAGCCAGGAACAGCCTTCATATACGCACCAAAATCTTCTGGTGTAAGACCACCAAAAATTTTGGATGCTCTACTGAAGGTGTCTGTTTGACCGGCGAGAGGGATATCAGCCATGATTAACCAAAGCTAATGGAAGGAGCAGATAATGTGGCGCCAATGTATGGATTATTACTAATGGCAGTACGCAGAGTAGCACCTGTTTCAGCTTGAGCACCTTGGGCAAGTTTAAACATGCCAGCAGTGCGTCCTAGTTGTTGATAAGAAGCTGTTTGAGAAGCAAGCATGGCTTGCGCATTGACCAGGTTACTGCGTTGGATCTGCTCCATCATCGGAAGCATTGCTTTATTCCGAAGAATTTCATCGTTGCGTGCATCTGCCATGTATTGACGATTGACGGCAAGATCTTGATCAGAAGCAGCTTTAGAGGCTCGCAACTGATAAGCAAGGTCACGATTACGAAGATTTTCGTACTGAGCAGCTTGATTAAGTGGGATATTGGTGCCAGGGATGTAGAGGGGTTCAGCACTAGGCTCTTGTGCTTTTGCGGCTACCGCA